CCCTAGGTATATAATGGAACAATTGTATGCTGTGGGTGGGCGTTATTTGGTGACGGACTACACATCTTTTGAGTCTTTGTTTACGAAAGACCTTATGGATTCGTGTGAACTCGTGTTGTATAAATATATGGTTTCAGCCCTCCCAGATCGTGATCAGTTTATAGCTGATTGTGAGGAGGTGATTGCTGGCAGAAACCATTGTAAATTTGACGGGTTTAATGTGGATCTGGATGCGACCAGAATGAGTGGTGAGATGTGTACGTCGCTTGGTAATGGATTTTCCAATTTAATGTTCATGTCATATTTATGTCATAAGCGTGGCTGGAAGTGTAAGATGATAGTGGAAGGAGATGATGGTGTGACCAGAATTGATGGTCCCCCTCCTACTATCGCTGACTTCGCCGCACTGGGTTTGCGAATTAAACTCGAGGAAGTTCCTTCATTAGAGGAGGCGAGCTTCTGTGGCTTGATATTTGATCCAATTGATTGTATCAATGTCACAAATCCAGTGAATGCTATGCTTAAATTTGGGTGGGCGAGTAGGCAGTATGTTCGTGCGGGAGATAGAATCCTGCAGAAAATGTTACGCTGTAAAGCTTTGTCCATGTTATATGAATATGGTGGATGTCCAATTTTGGGTGCATTGGCTGATTATAGTCTGCGGATGACGGATCGGCAACCTATTAAACAGGGGTTGCGCAATTTTATTGGTAGGATGAAGACGGATTCGTGGTCGAGAGATAAGCTCGTTGAAGCTTATGACTCTCACCCGAAACGCCGAGAACCAGGAATTGCGACCCGACTGTTGGTTGAAAACCGATATGGGATTTCCGTCGAATCTCAGTTGAAAATGGAACGGTACTTCGATACCTGCACGGAATTGAAGCCCATCCCCATGGAGTTGGTAGGCGATTATGTTCGCCCGCTCTGGCAGGATATGTGGCGTGAGTATGCGTATAGGGTTCCGAAGGGTAACGTTGGTGTGCATGATGGCATGCCTTACTGGGGTCCCAGAGCTGACTGTCCTAGAGTCTTGCCTGTATAAATAGGCCCGTGGTGTATCCCACGTAGAAATGGAACCGGG